GCCCTGCCCTTCCGGAAAGCCCCTCCTCCACCGCCCAGGACCGCATCGCCCTGATGCAGACCTTCGTGCACATCGTGGAGGCGGGCAGCCTGTCGGCCGCGGCGCAGCAGATGGGCGCCACGCAACCCACCGTCAGCCGCCGCCTGCAGGCGCTGGAGCGATCACTGGGCCTGCGCCTGCTACGCCGCTCCACCCATTCGATGCAACTCACGGAAGATGGTGAGCGCTGCTACACCCGCGCCAAGGCCTTGCTGGAGGGCTGGGCCGCCTTCGAGGCCGACCTGCGGGGCGCGCGCGACGAGCCCGAAGGCACCTTGCGCGTGGTGGCCCCCCATGCGCTGGGACAGGATCTGCTGATGGCCCCGCTGGCCGATTACCTGCGCACCTTCCCCCGCGTGTCGGTGGACTGGCTGCTGCATGACCGCCGGCCGGATTTCGTCACCGAAGACATCGACTGCGCCATCCAGGTGGGCGAGATCACCGATCCTTCCGTGATCGCCATCAAGCTGTCGGAAATACCGCGCATCGTGGTGACGGCGCCCTCGGTGGTGGGGCAGGTGTTGCCCCAGCACCCCTCCGAGCTGGCGACCTTGCCCTGGCTGTCGCTGCGAACCTTCTACCTCCGCGAGATCACGCTCAAGCCCCTGGCCGGTGGTAGCGCGTGCCGCGTGCCGCTGCGCCCGCGCCTGGGCACCGACAGCCTCTATGCGCTGCGCAGTGCCGCCGTGGCGGGGCTGGGGGTGTGCGCCGCCTCGGCCTGGCTGATGCGCGATGACCTGGCAGAAGGCCGCCTGGTGCACCTGGTGCCTGGCTGGGTGCCCGAGCCCCTGCCCGTCTACCTGGTCTACCCGCACGCGCGCTTCTACCCCGCCAAACTCAAGCGTTTCATCGACGCCATGCGAGAAGCAGTGGCCTCCGGCGTCGACGGATTGTGGAATCCTTGAGCGCAGGGCCGGAGTCAGGCTACAATGCAAGGCTCAGTCGGGGCGTAGCGCAGCCTGGTAGCGCATCTGCTTTGGGAGCAGAGGGTCGTGAGTTCGAATCCCACCGCCCCGACCACCTAACCTCATTCAAGGCCCGTCACGGTTACACCGTTTCGGGCCTTGTTCATTTGGCAGCGCGCCCGGGCAGCATCTCCAGCCAAGCCTTGAACTTCAAGCACCCCTGTGCCGAAGTCTTCGAAGTCGACGTGGCGTATTGCTACTGCAGTCTTCATGCATCACCTCAGTCGCAGTTCTCCATCTCGATGATGGCGAAGCCGCTGCTCGCGATCTCCTCCTCGACCGCAGGGTTGGCAGATTCCATGTGGCAGTAGTTGCACTTCTCGGCATGCAGCTCGGAAGGCGCCAAGCCCTTGGCGGCCAGGTAAGTGCGTCCATGCGCCAGCACGGCCTCCCGGTCACGAAGTTCGGCGGGCACCAGGATGTCAAAGTGCATCCGACGCCCATCCGGGCGCTGGACATAGGTGTCGTAGACAGAGATGTGCATGGTCTTGCTCCTGCTAGGCCATCCGCTTGCGCGAATCGATGGAGACAGTGTGCTGGCGCGCGCCAAATCAATGGGACCACTTTGTCCAGCAAACACACCAAATCGTCCAGACAGCGCGGCCATCTCAGGCCATGCCAGGCCGCTGATCCGCAGGAGCGACGAATGGGTATGTCATCTGGACGATTGGGAACATCCAGCCCCGGCGACAGACTCACACTGTCTGACCGGTACAGCCTGCAAGGAGTGCACATGCACAGCCCCCACATTGCCAATCTGCGACCTGCACCACCGCTGGAGGTCGATCACTGGTTCAATTGTAAACGGCCGCGAAACCTGGAAGTTTGCGGACGCGAAAGGCGGAACCGTCTGCAAAGTTCCACATTCCGCGTCCGCTGACAGCTGAGCGACTGTTTAAAAGAACGGTGGAGCGGTACGCTCTCTAAGAGATCTCTTTCTTGAGATCAGGTGCCAGCGGGGTAGTCAGGCCGCGTCGGGATGACGCCGGAGCCTGAGGTCACGATGCTGCGCAGATCAGCCCGGTAGTCCTTCCAGGACTCAGGAACGGCCACGCCGTTCTCGTAGCAGCGCCCAACGGTCTGGTCGGACTTGTCGAGCAATGCCTGGGCCTCCCGCTGCAGCGCTGCAGCCACCTGCTCGGGCGTCGGTCCAGGGTCTTCCGTCAAATACCCAGCCAGCGGCTCAATCTCGGCCGCAGTGATGACATGGTGCGTGCGGTCGGGCATCCAGTATTTGAAACCCCGGTAATCCACGACGAGCTGCCACGCCCCGTCTACCCACTTTGCCACCTCGTGCAAGCCTGCTTCAGGCGGGGCGTCGGGATAGGAATTGGAAGGGTTCCACCAATTGCCCTCTTCGTGAGGGTCGGGCAGGCAGTCGATAGTGCCGATGAAATAGCCGTTCAAATCGGTTTGATAAAAGGTTTTCATAAGACCTCAAAATGACTTGTAGCGAATTTGGGGATACAGAACAACCGACCGGACAGTGTTTTCAAGATCACCTGTATAGGTCGTCGGGACGTTGGTGGCGTTTGGCCCGTTCCCGTTCGTGTAGGTATTCCAGCTATCCCCCTCGCTGGCGCCCGTCAGGGTTTCATGGTTATGGCTCTTGATCACATCGGGGAGATACGCGCCCATCAGCGCCGTGGTGTTTGTGGTGTAGGTGCCGTCGCCGTTGTGATACGACTTGATGACCAAGCCAGCGAGCTTGGGCACGCGGAATGTCGTACCGCCAACACCATCCGGCCCGTAGCTGAAACAGCCAGGCCGGGACGCTTGAACCGCGTCGGTCACGAGCGCACCGCTGGCCTGCGCAAACGTCCACAACTCGGCATAGGCACCCGTCCGAGACACGAGCGAGCCGAACACGGGCATATGGTTTTCGGTGGGCACCGTCGATGGCACATAGGAGATTTTTCCAATCTCTCCAGCAAAAGCCTGACGAGATGCGAAGTTGGCCAGCAGCACCTGCAGCAGCTGGTCGTACTGCGCACCGTTCAGCGCGACGCCAAAGTGCTCGATGACCTTGGCGATCTCTTCCTGGACGTGGTTGCACCAATCGTCGGTGAAAAAGGTGGCCGGCAGGTTCAGGGCCGGATTGCCGCCCTGAAAGCCGTCCTTGCCAGGCCCGAACAGGTCGGCGTGAACATTGGCCGAGTCGATGCGTTTCATAGGTCAAAGCTCCTCGTCGAAAAACACAAGCGCCAGCGTGTGAGCCGGCTTGAAGCGCTCGATGGCGCAGAAGATCGGTTCATTGCCCCAGCGCACCAGCGGCACGTCGCAGGGGCTTGCGCATGTGGCGCGCTCGATCAGCAGCGCGTAGGGCACTCGCAGGGCCCACACGAACCGCCATTCGTCCGGGTCATAGACGGCAACATCGCAGGGGCTCGCGCACGTGGCCGGGCCAAACTCCACGACCTCGGCGCCCGTGTAGCCAAGCTGCTCGGCCACGGCCACCATCTGGCCAGCACTCAGGTTGCCGCGTGCCGTGATCTTGTTGACCACGTCGGCGCGCCGCCGCTCGATGCTGCTGCTCAGCCCGGCGCAGGGATCGGGCAGGCTGTAGTTGCGCTCCCAATCAGGCAGCGACAGCTGCGTGGCCGCCGGATCCTGCTCGACCAGGATCTGGTCGGCCGATCGCAGCACCTGCTGCAGCGGCGCCGCCATGGCCGTGCACTCCCCTTGCACGGTGGTGGCCACCGGGTCATACGACACGGGCGGCAGGCTGCGCAGGAGGGCTTCCAGGATGTCCATGCGCGCCTCACGTGCCCAGGTTGATGACGCCCAGCTCGACCATCTCGACGACGAACGAGCTGACCTCGGGGGTGATGTTGGCCGTGGGGCTGGTCAGCTCCACATCGCGCACGCCTGGCACGTTGACGATCGTGGCCACGATGCGCGCAAGGTGCAGGGTCTCGCCCGGCTCGGTGTCGTAGAACACGCGGGCCAGGCCGCTTTCGATCTGAGGAAGCACCTCGGCCAGGCTCTTGCCGGCGTCGAGCGTCAGCGTGCCAATGATGTCGACCGGAACGGGCGTCGGCGCCAGCGCCAGGAACCCATCCACGCCCATGCCGACAGGTTTCAATGCGTCGATGGCGGTCTGTACGGCGGCCAGCAGCTCAGCGGCCGGCAGGCCGGTCTCGGGCATGGGCACCAGATCGACCGTGCCATAGCCACGGCGCAGCGGGAAAACAAACGCCCGGCGCACGCCAGGCACCGCCAGGGCCCATGCGATGTAGTCGTTGCGGTTGCCACCTTGCGCGGGCTGGCTCAGCACCACCAGCAGGCGCTCCAGCAGCGCGGCGGCAGTCTCGCGGTCGGAGCCTCCGGTCATGTTGACCACCTGGCCGGTGGCCACGCCACCAGGTGCGCCAGAAAGCACGGCCGCCGTGATCTCCGACACGTTGCCCGCCACACCCGGCTGGGTGGCATCGCCAGGCGCGTCGACTGTGCCGCCGACGCCTATGTTGACGGCCGCCGTGGTGGTGTAGCTGGCCACGGTGGTGGTCAATGTCACGCCCACGGGCACGACCGTGCCCGGTGTGCCCGTGAATCGCACGGTACCTGATGCGAGCTGCTCCACCTTGCGGGGCACGCCACGCTGCGCGGCCATCTTCTCCAGGATGTCCTCGTCGGCCAGATCAGGGAAGGCTTGGCGCCATACCCATGATTGATGGGCGAACAGGTGCTCGGCCACCGCAGCCACACCACAGGCGCGCACGTAGTGGTCGCTGTCGGGCCCGGTCGCGGCGGCCGGGTTCTGGTTGCGCACCGTGATCAGGTAGGTGTCGCGCAGCTGCTCGAAGGTGGGGACTTGAAACGGCATTTAAAACCTCGTTAGGCCACCGGCACGTGGTGCTTGAAGGTGTAGGCGTTGCCGCTGGCGTCGACGACCTCGATCAGCAGCTGCAGCGCCTTCGATGCGTCATCCATGGCCTGCATGTTGGTCGTCACGGTGATGGCTTGTGCACGCCCGTCGTCGAGCAGCGCCTGCAGGGCTGACTGCGCGTACTGCCTGGCCATCACCTCGCGGTTGGCCAGCGCCTTGCTCCGCACCAGCTCGTGTAAGCGAGAACCGATCGACGGCGCGGCCCAATACGAGCCCAGCGGGGTCATCAGCCGCAGATACACTGCGTTGGCCAACCCCCGGGCCGGGTCTTGCTGCAGATCGGTACCGGTGCTGACGTAGGCGCCTGTGGTGGGGTCGATGTAGGTGTCCATGCGCCCTCACATCTGCTGGTTGGGTTGATCGGTCGGGCCACCGCTGTCGTTCTCGTCGTGGTTGTGCCCGTTGTAGATCGCGCGGCCAGCGGCCATGGAGACGCCGTCAGCATCGACCTGGTCGGTGATGTCGCCCACGGCTTCGATGTTGCCGCCCACACGCAGGTCACCGGTGGTCTCGGTCAGAGCGGAATCGATCAACACGCGGGTGGATGCCTTGACATGCACCTCGCCATCGAGCTTGACGTGGACCCACGTGCCGCCCTGCGCGTAGATGGCGGCTTCGCCCCGGTCATTGAGCACCAGCCGGTGCTGGGCGTGCTCGGTGGCAATGATCACGCTGGCGCTGGTGCGTCCGCCCAGTGGGATCACCACGGCCTGAGTACCGTCTGGCGGCGTGCTGGTGAAGCCGAACTGCTGCATCAGCTCCAGATCGGGCAGCGGCTCATCAGCCAGCCCGTCGACCGTAGCCAACTGAACACGCGCAGCCATGTTCAATCGACCGAGCCGCGCCCGGAAGGCGGGGCGCTGGCGCGTCGCCGAACGCGCGATCATGGCGCGGACTATGTCGGGGCTCATTGCAAACCTCCGGTCACGTCGACGATCACCGGCGCCGGCTTCTTGCCCTTGACCTTCTTGTGCTTGAGGCTCTTGGGCCGGGCGTACAGCACCCAGGCGCCATCCTCGCGCAGCGTCAAGGTCGTGAACTGGGGCAGGCCCGTGAACCGCCTGGCCATTAGGAAGAACACGCCGTTGATCCCCAGGTCCTCGATCTCGACATGCACGCGCTGGCCAGGTGTCCACAGCGCACCTGCGGCGGTGCGATGCCCCTGCACCAGCAGCGTCAGCTCATAGCCTCGCACGCGCGCATCGGTGATCTCCTTGCGGGCACGCACGTTCGCCAGCGTTTCGTTGGTGGCCTCGTGGTCCACCAGCACGCGCGGGCGATGAACCGTCATCCCGGTATCCCGCACGACGGCCTTGATCGCGTTGCGTCCGTCGCGGGCGACGGTGCCATGCGCCTGGCCCAGCACAGTCACCTCGCTGAAGCGCTCGCTGGCCAGGGCCGACTCGGTCGCCTCGATCACGTTGTTGCCTTGGCCATCGCGGCGCATCACCAGGTTGGCCACAGGCGGCACCGAGTAGTCGGGCCCGCCCACCACCAGCGTGCCATCGGGCTCGAACCAGGGCCACAGGCCATTGGCCTCGGCCGCGCGCTGCAGCGCCGACCAAGCGGTCTCGCCGGGCTCGATCGACACGCGATCGCGCAGGAGCTGCGTGTCAGCCTGGATCGACATACGGCTGATGCCCAACGGACGCACGATCTTGGTCAACACCTGGCCCAGCGTCAGGTCCTGGGCCGAGAAGATCGGCGCGCTGCAGTCCAGCAGCAGGGCAGCGGCATCGCGGCCGCGCAGATCGAGCCGTTGCACGCCACGGCGCACGCTTTGAGCCCGTGCGTCCACATAGCCCGTCATCACCAGGTCACCGCCCACCTTGATCTGGGCCGTCACGGCATCGCGCACCACGTTGGGCACGGAAAGGCGCTCCTGATCGATGGACACGCTCCAGGCATCGGCAGGCGTCAGCAGGTCCGAGTCCACCTCGTACCGGCTCCAGCCGCTGTGCGCGCGGCCGGCGATGATGATCTCGACGTGATCCAGGCCGTCAGCGGGCATAAGCCTGCACCTCCTCGCCTGCGTTGATCAGCACCTGGCGGCCCCAGGCATTCAGCCGGGTCAACTCAGTGGCCCGGGTGTGATCGCCATACATCGCATGCGCCAGCAGCCGCGCATGCCCGCCCACGGGCGCCGCCACGGTCACAACGGGCGGACGCAGCTCCAGCGCCGCGCGTGCGGCCTCCTGCACCTGGT